AGGTTGTCGGCCAGTGAAGTCAATATCGCTGGACAGACATTTGCTGTTGAAAGTGACATTTTTATTCCTAAAGTTTAGCTGCAAGGTTCGAAATGTCAGCCAAGGCTGAGCGAACTGATGCAGAAAGTGGAGTGCCTTGACTATTCTGAGGAATAGTCGGTGTTGTTGGTGTGCCTGCTGTGAATTGAACCTGGTTAGTGCCACCTTGACCTTGCTCCTTCAACAGCTTATTCTCCTGCAAAACTAATGCAGAAAGGTCAGAATATGAAAACTCTCTGCCATTATGCACCAGAGGCAATGTAGGGTCTTTTGCATTTACGAGCCTAGCATTGTTGCGCTCAGCATCATAGATGAGCTGACCATCTAACTGAGCCAACTTCTTTTCCAGCACAGCTGAGTAAGCCGGGATTCTGGCAGCCTCTGGGATTTGGTCATTCCACTGAATGCCATTAAGCTGGGTCTGCTCCCAGAGATGCTTCATCTTGCTCACGAACTTCTGCTCAATGAGATGCTTGTCTGCTTCTGCCTTACTCACTAGGTCATCATACTTAGCCTGGGCTTCTGCCATCTTTTTGAGAAACTCATCAGACTGGTTGCTATTGGTGGCATTCTTTGCCTTCTCCTCAAGCTCCTTCATCTTCTTCAGTGCCAGCTTGATTTTATCTCCGCTATTCTTGGTTACTCTCAGCTCCTCAACAGCATTCCCATCCAGACCGTACTCTTTAGCCATCTTGATAATCTCCTCATCATAGCCCATCATATAGTTGCTGATGAAGTGCTTTTTAAGGTCTAGGCTAGTCTTGGCTAGCTCAAAGTCATACAAGTTGGTATTGAACTTACTGCTGACCGCATCAGGCACTTGAATATCATTCAGAACAGAGGCTGAAATCATCAGGTTAAACTCAGGATCATCACTTACCCCAGCTCTTTTGGCCTGCTGGATTAAAAACTCTTTTACATTCATAGTGGCAGGTTATTAAGTTGTTCTTCAGTGTAGAATGGAGACTCAGATGGAGAGGCAATGAGTGAATCATCTTCTGTTGCCTCTTTCTTCTTGCGCTTTGGCTTCTCAGTTTCCTCAGTCTTGGCTGCTAGCTCTGCTTCTAGCTCTGCTCTGACCTGTGCCTTCAGCTCCTCCTTGAGCTTGCTGAGCAGCTGTGGATTAGACAGGCTGTTCATATCTCCTCCGGCTGAGATGGTCTTACCAACAATCACATCACCAACAGGCCTAACCTTAGCCCAACTATAAGAACGCTTATTAATAGGCTTCTGAAGCTCACGGAGAGCTATCCTGGCATTGACTTGAAATTCAAACGCATGATCCTGCGCTCCTGTTGTTGGGTTTAGCTCCCATCTTACTACGCTTACCTGTGAGTTATGCCCACCATCTCTGATGGCATCTCTGATGTACTGTAAATTATCCATATAAGTTAATTAATAAGTTACCCTGTGTGGTGAATCTGACTTCTCTGATGCCCGGTCAGATGCGGGTCTTGGAAGCAGACATGAGGCTTAAAGCCATAGCTGAGCATTAGGTCTTGAATCCATGCGGTCATAGCGTCTAGGCCGTTGTTCTGGACATAGGTATGCTCTAAGAACAACTGTGCTGCCTTACGATTCACGATGTAGCCATGAGTCAGCCACATGTGATTCCCTTTCCATAGCTGAAGCCCCTCAATGCACTCAACAGGCTCAATGGTCTGCTCTCCCCATCCGGGATAATAGTTCCAGCCTAGGTGCAAGAAGTCAAACTCAGGCAACCTGTTCCAATTTGTCACGAGTTGATTGGTCTTCTCAACATCAAATCTGGCATCATCTTCAAGTACTAAGGCATACTTATTGCCATTATCTAGCATCTTCTGCCAGACATCACGATGAGAAGCACAGCAGCCTATTTCGCTCAGGCTTATGATTGGCCTTTTGTTAGTCTTTTTTAAAGTATTGTCAATGCGATGGCTGATGTGATTGCCATTAGAGGCTACAATAAACTCAGGCTGATTGCCATGCCTATCTGTTAGGCCTATATCTTCAAAGTGCTTAATTAATTTCTTGCGCCTTTGGGCAGCCTTAGGCAGGCTGATATAGTAGATTTGATCAACAGGAAACTTCACAGCTAATTTTTTCGACAACTGATAAGTCCAGGGCGAAAAAGTGGGTCTCAAAGTTTCTCTCCGCAAGACCGAAGTATTGGTTTGCGATTGCTTTGCTGTTGTAGTCCGTGCCTTCATAGGTGATTCCTTTTGTCCTATTGATTATAGATGTAAAAGCAAACTCAGCATTCTCTAGCTTGCTATTAGCTACTAATTTAAAATTGACTCTTCTGAGCAGGCTTGTGGCTCTGCCTCCTGCTGGAGTAGGTTCAACCGATGCACTTTCCCTGACCAGGAACAGCACAATCGGGTAAGTGTCATTCACAGCACAGTAAGTTGAGCCATCCAGAGTCACATAATTGCCAGCTGATCCCTCAATGATGCTCTCCACCGCCTCACCATAATTGAGAGCAAGACCAACATAGGTGCTGGCTATGTTTTCACATAGGTTCTTTATTGCGCTCTCAACGGTTACCTTAGTCAGCTTCATTTGCTCAAGAATTCAATGGCTAGTCTATTGATAATTTGGAGTGATTGTGCCAGCTCTTCATCCGAAAGTTCAAAGATAGGGCCAAATCGCTCTTCCAAGTAGCCTGCAATCTTATTCTGTTCAGTTGATGTGAAGGTTACTCCATAGGCTGTATTACTTATTGGCACAGGCTTCCAGCTAGCCCACATTGCCCCGGTAAGAGTTAAGTCCATGTAAGCAGTCTGAAGGCCTAATGATCTACGGAAGTCAGCATAGCCATAGAACTCATCGGTATCGCCAAAGGCTTTCATTCTGGCTTTTACTTGCTTCTTGCTGGCTATCTCGCCAAACTTCCTGCTGATAGGGCTTCCCTTGCCTATTACTCGCTTTGAATCATAAGGAGGAAGTTCAGAGCCATCAGACTTTCTGCCGCTATCCTGCACCCTGTCACTCACAGCAGGAGCTGCATAAAGAGCAGCTGCTCTCAGCACCTTGTCGGCCTTGGATGCTTCCCTGAAGTTCTTGAGCTGCTGCTTCAAGAAAGCTGAAGTGGAGTCATAGACAGGCATAAATTATTTTGTAAAATATTTTTGCAGATAAATTTTAACTGCTACTATTGCATTACAAATCTAACCAATTAAACAACATGCAGACAAGAGTATCATTTCACGATTATTTTGGTTTCGGTATTTCAATCGATGCCAAAGGCACTATTTATGACATTCAGAAATTCGCCACCATGTATGGCGGATCATTAACCGTCTATGACATGAGCAAGACTCAATTTGCTCAAGACTATCTGGAGAAGCCATATAGACTTTCTTATCGGCTTAACAAAGCCCCATTTGAAATATTCATCTATGGCATTGAGCTGACTGAGGATGAATACAATACTCAGATATTAGCTTGGAATGGCAAGCAGTGTGTGTCGGTTGAGGCCGGAAGCAATCTTACCCTTATTGATAACTCTTACCTTCTGCTCAGATGATTAACAGAGGCATTAAGCAAGTAATTAAAGAGGCCTTGTTTCAGGGCTTTTTCTGGATTGTCTCTTTAATCTTAGTCATACTGTTGGCCATTAAATTCATAATCTATGTCAATGGATAGAGACATCACCATCTGCCTGACCAGCTGCGGTCGCTTTGACCTATTGGAGAAAACCATCAGCTCATTGGTTACTTATTGGGATGGCCCTCCTCCAGCTGCATTTCTAATCCATGAGGACTCAGGAGCAATCCCTACTCAATTAGGCATTGAGCTTAATCGCTTTCTCAAAAGGCATTGGCAGATTGAGGCTGAATGGTCAATGAGTAATCGGGCTGGACAAGTTCATGCCATTGATGTATTATACCATAAGGTAGAAACTCCTTACATATTTCATTGCGAAGATGATTGGGAGTTCTACCAGGAGGGCTTTATAAGTGATTCTAAGGCTGTTCTGGAGACTGAACCTAAGTGTGCAGTGGTTTGGATTAAGCATCCAGCAGATAGAAGTGGGCATACAATCATGCGTGATATTAAGCTCACCAAAACCGGAGTCAGGTATCAGCAGTTAGCGCATAGATATAGAGGTGATTGGCATGGCATGACTTGGTCTCCTGGTCTTAGGAGACTGTCTGATTATATGATTGCAGGTGAGTTTTCAAAATTCTGCACATGGCGGCCAAATGACCACATCATTGCGGAGAAGGACTATAATAAAAGATATTATGACCTCGGTTATAGTGGTTTCACATTATGCCGGGGCTTCATCAAGCATTTAGGCAATATTCAATCTTTAAAAAAAAGAAAATTATGAAAGCAGCACTTTACTTCAGGCTTGATGATCCGGAGGACATCCAAGCGCACATGCGATGCACTAAGGCAACAGACATGGCTTTGGCATTATACAGGCTTAGGAATGCAATTCACAAGGCCATTGATGAGTCAGAGGATGGTAAGCATGTAGATGCTAACCTTCTAGGAGATAAAGTCAATGAGATATTTGAGGAGTTCGGAATCAACTTAGAGGAGCTAATATCATGACACAGCTAGAGCAGCTCAGAGTGATTGTGGCAAAGGAAATTAAGACTAAGCAATGGCTAGCAGAGCAGCAGTCAAATAGCGTAAAGACAAAATATTACTTTGCCGGAGGGCTGGCTGCTTTACAGTATGTAAAACATATAATTGACAGATTGATAAATGAAACTGGAAGATAAGCAGACAGCAGTGGAATGGTTATTCCGCAGTCTATGGGATACACCTAAGGATAAATTGACATGGTGGGCAATATTCGATGAGGCAATGGCTATTGAGAAGCAGCAGATAATTGATGCTCATGAATCATCCTATATCGAAATGAACCTGGCTTTTAGAGCCGGAGAAAGAGCTGAACAATATTACGATGACAATTATGCCAACTGATAAGCTAATTGAGAAACTAGAGCGAGAAATCATCGCTCTCCAGGATGAGCAGACAGCCATCTTGAAAAAGAAGTACAGCCTAGAGGATCAGCTAAGATTGCAGAAGAAACGCATTGCTGACCTTGAGCTAAGAGAGACTGATGCTGTGGAGGGTAAGAAGGGATGGCAGAAGGTCTCTGCATTCTTGTTGGCCATCTGGTTGCTTGTGCTTTCACTACTCGGAATTGAGCGAAAGTAATTGCAATAAGTAGCATTTTTAAATACTTTTCGCAAAAAATGACTAATCCAATCGAAGAGCTGATAGATTTCATTATTGGCAATGAAGGCAAGATAGACCTCAATGATGTGCTGATTAAGGCTGAGCTAATTAATATGCGCTCAAAGCCTAGGCATGCCGGATGGTACTTTAATGGCCAGCTGGTTCAGTCACTTGATGACCTTAAAGGCAGAACCATGTCAGAAAATAATACTCCAAAACCTATTTATTACTATCCGTGAATATGCTGGACTATTGGGATGAACCGCATTATGAGAAGCCATTGAGTAAGCACATTGAGCAAATGAAAAAGAAGCCTGATGCTATCAATCATCCAGAGCATTACGGAGGCTCAGACAGCACCTATGAGGCCATTAAGGTCATTGAGGCTTGGGAGCTTGGCTTCTGCCTTGGCAATGTCATCAAATACATTAGCAGAGCAGGCAAGAAGGGCAGCAAGCTGGAGGACTTACGGAAGGCTCAGTGGTATCTCAACCATGAGATTGAGAGGCTTGAAATAATAAAAGATTGATTTATTATGATAGATGCTAATAAATTAAAATCAATAGCTGATTGCAAGGGTAAAATCAAAGATATTTTAAATGATGATGATATTATAGCTCTTGCAAAAAATGGAATCTGCCCCCATTATTTAATTACTAATCCAATAACAAAAGAAGAAACCATTTGGTTTATACCATCTGAATTAAATGATTGGTTTGTAAATACATTTGTTCAATATAGACAAGGCCATTTTGAGCAAAAACATAATTTCATTTATTTTAATAAATATGAATTTAAAATCAAAAGTAAAATACCAGATGAACTTTCAATAATTGATAATTTATTTGAATTGCCTATTGGGAATATTTTTACAACATCCGGCATATATTTTTTATGCTTGGATGGTAAAATCAAATATATCGGTCAAGCAGAAAACATAAGTGCGAGAGCTTATACGCACTATAAAGAAGGAATGAAAAATTTCGATTCTGTTTTTTTTATTACTTGTCCAAAAAAGCAATTATTTGAATTAGAAAATAGTCTAATTAAATATTTCAGACCAGAATACAATATTGCTGCTAAGGCAGAAATAAAATCTAATCATTTAGATGTTATTAAATGTTTGTCTAGGGCCGCACAAAGCCTTGTTGAATCAGGCCAGCGTTATCACAGTTGAAGCATAGGCCTTCACCTCTCAGGTTTAACTGCCTAGCCCAGATTGCCAGAGACTGCTGATATCCATCAAGGAAGGTTGCCATAGCTCTCTCGGTGAACTCACGATTGCTTTGGGCGAAGTAATTTGCTCTGGATGATGCTACCTTCTGCCAAAGTATCTGATAGCACAATAAGTTTGCCCAGGCATCAAGAAGAAACTCTTTCTGCTGACAGATGAAGCTATCAAGGCTGCACAATAGCTGAGCATCAATGTATATTCCTGACTGACTGTTATCCTGAGTCCAGCTATCTCCGAACCCATAGCCTAGCGGAGCAGTAACCGGAAAGATGCTCCAGCCATTGCGCCAGAGGTAGGTGAATCTGGTGGCACATTCCAAGTCCATCTGATTCCAGCCCCAATCAATGAAGAAGCCTGAAGTGGTGGGCAGGTTAGTGCAATCCATAGCCACCATGATGTTAATCTTATCGAAGTCAGAATAGAACTCATTATTGACAGGCAGATAGTTCATGCCCTCAACAAGGTCAGCAGTTCCTTGATCTAGCACCTTGCCATCCTGAGTCTGGAAAATATACCAAGGCACTCCGGCAACAGCTGGCCCGGCATTGTAAACATAAATCTGCTTGACTCTTAATGACAGATACTTACTACCCTGAACGCTTACAAATGCTCCTTTAAGAATTGCCTCTGCTGGAACAGTTGTAATCTGCTGCCACTGCTGCACGAAGTTCTTGCTAGTCTGGAAAAGAATTTGATCTAGCTGAGCCTCTGCTGATGTGAATAAGGCAGACTGAATGTCTCTCTTGATTCTCACATAGCTGACAGCCTGAGCTGAGTTCCACATGCCTACATAAGACACTTGCTCAGGAGTTGCAATCTTATCGAGAAGCTCCGAACTCATGCCCGGATAGTCATTGATGTAGAGGCCAGACAAAGGTGCATCAGCTGTGCATCCTTTCAATCCGATGTAATCTTCGAGGCAATTCATTTTACAAAGTTAAACATTATCAGCACTCCCAATATTAGGTGCTGTAATCCTAAATATCTTATTAGTTAAGGCTACCCATGCGGACAGAACCTGCCCTAGAATAAACATCAGCACTGAATCTGATTGCTCTACTTTTTGGATTTTATAGAGCCAGCCAACCCCTGCAAGCAAGCCAACAAGCACAATAGAGGTGCAGGTGTAGGCATAGACCTGCAT